TCTTGTTTCACCCCATCGTTCTCCATCTTTTTGATAGCCAAAACTACCTTCTTCTTCACCAACTATTTTTAGATTATTTTCTATAATAGATGACCATTCATCCATTCCAAAATGTTCTTTTATTTTTTCCCAATACTCTTTGTTTGGTGGATAAACATCATTATCCTTTCTTCCTTCTAAAAAAGAATACATTGTAGTTCCACCTGTAATGAGCTTATCTGCTTCAGATAATGATAATCCTAACTCTATTCTTCTTTCTTTTAGTGCTTTGGAAAACTCCTTTAAGTCAGCATTGGGTTTTTTATCTATCTGTTTACCTATATTGAGTGATTTTGGAAAACCACTACCATATATCCACATTATCTGGTCTCTTATTTCAAACCCTGCATCTTCTACTCTAACTGCCATTCTGTGATAAGTTCTACTTCCAGCGAATGAAAGTAAATAACCACCTGGTTTTAGAACTCTTAAACATTCCTCAAAGATTTCTTGTGAAGGAACATCGTAATCCCATTTTTTACCCATAAAGGATAAACCATAAGGTGGGTCTGTAACAATAGAGTCAATAGAGTTATCATCTAACTCTTTTAATTTATCTACACTATCTCCTAATATTAATTTCATAATAATTCTTTTTGTAAGGTATTTATCAATAAACCTATTTTCAATCCCATCTTGGTTTCATCGTATTCGAATTTATCCTCTAAACTATAAAGTAAATCAAATAATTCTTTTTGTGTTGCTTTTTTCATATCTTAAAAACTAAAAAACTTTTCAGCCGTTCTTTGTTCACTAATTACTTCACCCCAACCAATTGCATCATAGAAAACTTGAAGTTTATGTCCTAGTTCTCTTCCGAATATTTTATTGTGGTCAATGTAAGTAGCTAAAAATTTCTCTATCTCGGGTGGGTCTTTGTAACCTGTAAATGCTAAACCATCTATTCCCAATGGATTATCTTTAAGATATACCCACTTAACTTTATCACCATTTTTTAATGGTTCATATTTGAAAGGAGCCTTAAAATGTTTTAAACAATCATTATATAAGATTGCTGCTTTAACATGAGCAGGTGTTCCTTTCATTATTGTAAATGGTACTCGTTTACCTTTAGGCATATATTTCTTAAGATTCTTTACTGCTGAATTTTTAGCAATCTCAGATGTAGGTCTATTTATCATATTCTTTTTGAAATCTAAAACATAATCTGAAATTTCTTCTTCTGTTTTACCTTTTAGAATATCAATCAAAACCTTACCCATACATTCTTGGAATGCTTTTGGAAACGAACTTCGTTTAACATCCAATCCTTTTACATCTAACTTATCACATGGTACACCATTATCTGATATAATCCATTGTGCATATCTTTTCTTTGCTACCCACAATCCTGCTTTAGCAACATACTCTTTCTTAATCTCCAATCTATGTTTATCAACATCTACATTGAAAATCTTCTTTGACATAATATCGTAGAAATCATTTAAGTAATCTTGCATTTCTTCTGCAATATCATTTACATAACCAGCAATTGTATTTTGTTCTTCATCTTTCCAATTAGGAAATCTCTTATTCATTAAAGGAACTGCTGAGAAAAATACTGAATCAGTATCAATGTATATGTTACTATCCAAATCAGGAGTACCAAGTTCCTTGTTGTACTTGATGTTAGCCATATCCGCAGTTGATTTAATAACTGTTTGTCCTGTTGTGGTAACAGCGGTAGCATTATCAACATCATAGAACCTAAAGGCAGGAAGACCAAGAACACCATATAAAGAGTTAAGTAAAATCTTCTGAACCAACTGACGTTTGTGATAGAAGGCATATTTTTCTTTGTTTCCTGCATTTCCATGTTTTTTCATTTCATCCTTGTACTCAACTCGTTTTTGAAACCACAAGTCAAGAATACCAGGTATACATCCTACTGTATCTGTTCTATAAAGAACTCCATTGGATGCGATTGAGAATTTAGATTTATCTAAATATTCTTTTAAATTTTCTTTTGTAATTGAATCTTCACCAATATAATATGTATCAACTTCACCTTTTAGATATTTCTGAACATCCCAATCTTGAATCTTACCAATCTTGGTTTCAGGTGAAATATTTACAGTCATAATAATAGAAGGATATAGAGATGTTAAATCTAAATCATATATCCATTCATATTTACCAACAATTGGTGCTTTTACATACGCTCCAATAAACTTCTCTTGGTTATTATCTCTAATAGCCTGCATTCGTTCTTTTCTATCAGCAGGTTTGTTAGGTGCAACTAAGTTTCTTCTTCTAAGATATGTTAACATTGCTCCTTCAAGATACTTTGATGAGTAAACGAAATCTTCATAAGGTACATGACCAGAATGACAGATACCTCTACATAAGTCAATGAATTGTAGTTTTTCTTCAAATCCTACAACCAACTCAACATCCACTAAGTTATACTCAATGAACTTTTCAATATCATCTCTGAATAATTGGTCTAAGTTACCTTGGTATTCAATCTTACCTCTACCTAATTCTTTTTGTGCAACTGTATCTAATCTGTAATTAGCTAATTCACCATAGTTGTAATTTTTATACAAAGCAATGTAATCTAAATAAGATACACCTGCCATAAAGTATCTTTTTCTATAAGGTGACCAGAAACATTGTCCTATTGGTGATAATCTATTTGCTTGTTTTTCTCCCATTAATCGTTTGATACGATTATATAACATAGGTGTATCAAAGAAATCAATATTCCAACCTGTAACGATTGATGGATTAATCATCTCATATAACTCTAAGTACTTCGCTAACATATCTCGTTCATCTGTAAATGGAAGAACAATACATTTATCAGTAGTTTTTTCTTTCATACCACCTTCCTTATCAACAACCAATACCCAATATTGGTTTGTTGCTGAATCATGGAGTGCAATTGATGTTAATTCGTTTGTAGCTTCTAATGGGTCTGGTAATCCACTTGTCATTTCACACTCAATATCATAAGTTAGAATAACGTGTCCCTTTGAAACATCATCTGATTCAGCGTACATATCTACTAAAGCTCTTGTAGTTTCAGGTACATCAGATTCAAATAAATTAGGGTCATCTCCTTTAAACTTATAAATCTTAGTTAAGTTATCTCCATAAATAGATTTAAACTCACCTCGTTGTGCAGGTTCATAAGCATATCTTGTATATGGAAATGCGGAGTATCCTCTTTGGTCATCCCAAAGATGGATTAAATTTCTTTCTCGTTGATAATAAATGTTTTGATACAATCTGTTCTGTTTTATTTATTTATACAAATATACGACTTATTTTTGGAATATCCAAATCGGCTCACCAAAAGTTTTATCTTTATTTTCTTCTGAGTTCTTTAAAGTTTCTTCTGAGTACTGATTTTGATTATGTTCTGTGTTCTTTACTGTTCCTGCTCCACCACTATTAGGTCTCTTTGCCATTTCCATACCAATACAACCTTTATAAGTTAATCCCTTTGATATTAAGAAATCTCCCATAGGGTTTGTAATTTCTTTCCAATCTTTACCACCTTTACCACTTGTGAATACATCAGCAATATTAATTGCCATTAAACCACCTTTTTTAAGTGTTGGTATAATCTTTTCTAATGATTTATGTAGGAAATGTTCGTTCCAAGCATCTATTTCTTTATATCTTATCCAACTTTGAGTATTATCATCACCATATCTTTCTACATTAAAGTAAGGAGGTGAAGTAAATACTAAATCAAAGTAATCTTGATAATCTGAATAATCAAAATCTTCTGCTGGTGATTGGTAAAAGTTTGTTTTAGTTGGGTTCTCAAAGAACGAAGTATGTTTTCTATAAAAATCAGCTTGTTCTATATAAATTGGATGATTTTCTTTACGAGGGTCTAACCCTACATAATGTTCAATAGTTTCACTTGCAAATGCTCCACTTAATCTATCACCCCATCCCATTGAGAAATCTAACATAGTTTTACTACCTAGATATTCTGTAAGAGATTTAGTAACATTTGGTTTATGTTGAGAAGCAATATACTTTCTCAATCCAATCATTATTCTTAATTCCTTTTTACCAACTTGGTTTAGTTTCAATGAGTAAGCCGCTCCCATTAAGGATATCATAAAAGGTCTTGTTCTCCAAGTTCTGGCCGGACCAGGATAACCTGATGAACATATACTCCATCTGTTTCTCTCTTGAAAGAAATTAGATGAAAGGTTACCTAAGTTATATCTTTTGAATAAAATCTGTTTACCCTCATATGTAAATGGATATTTAGATTCTCTTGATTTTCTTGGAAACCACTCTTCTTCTTTTAATAACTCATTGTACCGAATACCTTTGAGTTTCATATAATCATCTCTAGCATCTTCAATGGTGTACTTATCTGTTGCATAAGGAAGTGGATATTTCATAAACAAATCAGCCAACATTTCCTTTACTTGGTCTTTTGGATAGGATTCTTTTAAAGTTTCCCAATCCTCAGGTGATATGGTAGGATATTCCCCATCATAAGTTCCCTTTTCATATTTCGATAATATATCTTCTGCGTTAGTCATAAGTTGTTGATACTCAGTTAGTTACTATATGTTTTTACTGCATTTCTATGAATTTCTAAAACTTCTTCTCTTAATAGATTTTCAGATTCCCATCCTTCTTCTTTTTCTTTTCTAAATTTATAAACTAAAGATAATGTATTTAAAATCCATTCATACAATTCTTCTTTACTCAACTCTTCCCATATTAATTTTTTTCTAGCTTGTATAATTAAATCTTTTACAGGTATAATATGTTCTCTTAAAAGTTCTTCTTGAATATAATTTGGCCTGAAATAATTTTCTCTATATTTTTGATACACCATAGTAGATACTGGAAATCTTAGATTAAAGTTAGTTTCCATTTTACTATGAAGTTTTCTAAGAGAATCATTCAAATCATCACTATCAATTATATCCCCATTAATCTGAGCTTTTAAATTAATATAAAAAGAAGATGATAATTCTGAATAGTTATACATTTGGTTTTAATATTTGTCCTTCTTCAGTATTCTTTTGTCCAATAAATCCAGCAACCTTAATTCTTTCTTTTGAACTTGGATGAATAGCCGATAAACATTCATTTAGATTTTCCATCATAGTCTTTCTATTCTTATCAATATTTTTTTCAGTTGGTGTATGTCCTGAATGTATTCCTAAAAACAATATCCATTTGATATTATCACCATTTAATATCTCTTGTTGAATTTGTTTCGATATGTGCATTACAAAACGGTCAATAGATGAACTATATATGTAAAATGGTTTATATAACTCAGTATCATCTTCAAAAACTTCTTGAGGGATTATCTTGTTTGAATCAGCAAATTTAAGTCCTCCATTAATAGTTTGTCCTTTCCATACTCCCTCACCATCATATATCGAATCAAACCACTCTGTGGCTTCTTCTGTTGTAGTTACAACACTACAAAATTTAGATGGTGTATTCTTACCGAGTAAAGAATTAATCAGTTTAGACCACTTTCTTACATCAGGTCTTTTCCCATATTCTTTTAAAATTGTTTGTAAATGTACTTCAAGAGTTACTCCCATCTGATTTTCACTAAGTTTGGAAGTGATTTCAGATTCTTTAAATCCATCTTCTTCATACTCAGAATACAAATCATTCCAAGAATCTTTTGCTCTTCTTATATTTAGTTCTATATCAGAATCTTTTATTGGGTTTTCAGTAGTTCTATCCGCTATCCTATTCTCAAGTCCTTTCAATCTCAGTTTAATAGCTTGAACTTCTTTATCTGATAAATGTTTATCAAATTTAACTTCAGCAAAAGGAGGGTTATATCCTATTTCTGTTGATGCAAAAGCCTTAGTATGAAACCCTAAAAACTCTTGATACTTATTACCTTGAGAATCATAAGAAGTACAGTATAATCCTGCTGGATATTGAGGATTCCATCCTCCATCTAACTTAAAATCATTTTGGAATCTTTTTACAGCTTCCTTATAATCTTCGTTATTTGAAGTTTTTTTAGCTCTTACTGCATTTTTTAATCGTTTTACATCAGTAATGGAGATAAATTCAATACCTCCTATTGTAATCCTACCAGAATCTACAAATGCATCAGCAAACTTTGGTAAGAAATACTCGTTTTCCTTAAATTTTTGTACTATCATTATTTTTATTATGTTTTAAGTTTAATTTTTAAGTGTATTATCACTCATTTACTATGTAAATATACGAAAATTATTTGGAATAAACAAGCCTTTTCTTAATTATTTTCCTACATTCCAAAACAATGCTCCTTCCGAAGCACGTTCTTTTATAAATTCCCAAGCTTTACTATCGTAAGTAAGTGAACTTGGAAATGGAGGTCTTTCTACTTCTTTACATTCTTGATTGAATTGATATTTCGATAAAAATGTTTCAGCTCTACCTCTTTCTCTTTTTGTTGTGTTATGTCCTATTCTAACTCCATATACTTTGGCATCTGGAAATGCCCTTTGTAATCCTCTTGATAGTACTCCACTACTCATTACAGTCCAAATCTCTTTAGGTGGTTCTATATCAAGTGAGAGAGCGGTATCCCTCATTGCGTTTATTATTATATCATCATCTCCACCAAATGGAATAAGTCTACTTCCTACATGAGTTCCTACATATTCTTTGGCCCTAGCCTGAATAACATTTAGGTATCCCATTTCACATTCTATAATATTACAACCCAACTTTATTGATTCGGTTGTTAACCAATTATGTTCTCCTGCAGGTACAGTTACAGTTGCCTTCTTTCCTAAATCATGACAAGCATATGCCAATGATAATTGTGCATATCCTTCTCTCGGTGAAGCATAAACCCACTCTTTTACATCAGGGAATGATTCAACGAATACATTAAATGCCCTACGTTTAGTACCACCATCTAATAAGTCATCTCTAACTACCTTGATACCATCATGTTCTATAATGATTGGTTTTGGTAATATGATTGAAGATTTTCCAATTGATTTTGGTAAATTAAAAAATTCTAAGTTTTTCAAATGTGTGTCCAAGTTTTTCGTTTCACAATCTCTTCAATGTTCCATGTACTAACTTTAAAGTTTCTAGCAATAACATTAGTAGAGAATCCTTGTTTTGCCAATTCTCTTATTTGTTTAACTTGTTCTGAAGTTAATTTAGAACGAGGGTGTGATTCGCCCCTCAGTCTGTTACTGAAAAACCAAAGTTCATCTATATTCATTAAATTTATTTACGTTGTGTATCTCTTTCAATCAAAGTACTCATGTGGTCTGCAAAATGTAGAACATGGCCAATATTACTTCGTTGAGCCTTTTTTATATCAAAGGTCTTTAAATATTTCATATTATCTTCATCATAAATACCATCAGTAAGTTTAATTCCAAAGAATTCTTTTTCTGAGTATTTTAAATCATATTGAGATAATATATAAAATGTTCTATCAGTATGTGTCATATAACTGATATCATCATTCCAAGTATAAACATCACCTCTATTCTTTCGGTGCCATTCTGATTCTTGGATTTTGTAAGCCATATTTCCTTTTTCACCGAGTTTACCTAAATCATGGTGAAATGCTGAAAATAATAACTCTTCTTGGGTGAAATCAACAATACCACCTGCTTCTTGATAAAGTTTCATCATACGAAGTGAATTTCTAGCCACATTCATAACATGGTCTAAATATCCACCTTCATAAGCATTGTGATAATTTACATTTCCACTCGCTGGTGATAACATTAGGTTTGGTCCTAATTCATCCATTGAGTACATATGGAGTATTTTTTCTAATCGCTCTCCATCAAACGATTTTTTTATTGCCTCAAGAAACTTGTTATAGTTTTCTTCAAGTTGAACTGAATTGTAACGATTCATTGTAACTAATTTTATGTTTTAACTTAATATTTTTAAACTCTTTCAATTGGAATTGTAATTAAATGCAAAGAATCATCTTGTGGATGTTTCTGAGTAAAATC